TAACAGTGCATCATCTAACGGGATTTCATCGGTCATAATGGCAGATTGCGCTTCGCGTGATTGCTTAAGCCACCATTTAATGGTGTCCCGATCAATGACTCCGCCAGCAGTTTCCAGATCGATAGTCTTACTAAATTCCGGTCCCATATCTCCGGTTTGCGGATCGAAAAATATTGCACCTATTGAGATAATCGGGGCATCGGGATTTTTTCCCATGGTTTCAAGGTCGATCATCAGATGAATCCCCGCTCTGCTGGTGGATGTGAGATTATGATGACCGTTCGCCTTAATTAAGGGATCTGACGCCTCGCCAGTTTCACTATCGCTGGCATGATGCTGATTGCCGCCAGTGTTCTCCTTGTGCTGATGCGCAGTGCCTTCCATTTCCTCCGGATCATTTTCCTGAACTTCAGGCTGATTCTCTCCATCGAATATTTCCTGGTATGTTGCGTCACTCATCACCGCACCACAATCAGGGCAGTTGCCGCCACCGCTCTGACCGCAGGCGGTGCAGATCTTTTCCGGTTCCTGTTGCACTACTGGTTCAGGTTGTTTCGTTTCTGGCTCGTTTTGTTGCGTATTTGGGCTGTTTTGTTCCGCTTTCTGGTCGTTCTGTTCCGTTTCTTGCTGGTTCTGGTTCACAGAATCGCGGGTCTGGATCCCCTTAACCCATTTCGGATCATTCGGGTCGCTAATCCCTTCAACAAATTCACCACGTGATACTGCAAGCAGTTCATCGGCGTCAGGCTGGCTGATATTGGCTGCCTGCATAATTTTGTTTACTTCGTCAGCGGTAACTTTTACTGACCCTGGTTGTGCGGTCGTGTCAGATGCACCAGTATTTTGTTGTGAACCTGAGTATGTACCGTTTTTGCGGGCGAAATATTCTTCTTTCGTGATTTCAGTAGCCCCAGCAGACAGCGCCTTATCCAGACCAGAAAGTTTGTTTGCGCGACCGTATTTTTCGCCATCCTTGTCGGTGAAGAGGAAGTAGAACGGCCCCTCACGCTCTACAGATGGTTCAGCTTCCGGCGCGGTTTCATTTTTTGGGATATCAGATACCTCAGTTTCCACTGCATCAGTTTGTGTTTCTGATGACTGGAGAACATCAACAGTGCCCAGGTCTGTTTCTTCATTCTCAAACACGCCCTTTGTCGTCAGGTATTCGCAGATATATTTGTTCAGTGCTACGGGATCTTTGTGAATGTCGATCGGACGTTCACGGACAAGGCCAAAAATAGTCTGGCGGTCGTAGCGAAGGGCATCAGGCTGTTTGCGCATTGATGCCGAGATACGCTTCCAGTCTTCGCGGCCGTTGTCGATAACTTCATTTTTTGCCCAGCGATGGATGCTGCCGTCAATGTTTCCGGCATCCACATCACCAGGCCAGAGAGCGTAGGCCAGTTCGTCATCCAGTGTTTTCCATGTCTGCTTGTATTCGCGATGAATGGCAGCAATGACCGGGCTGATTTTTCCTGTTGAATTTTCAGTGTGCTGTTGATTGGCTCTGGCGCGGGCGAGATCAACAACAGACGTGTATTTTCCGGTTTCCTTGCGTTCACCTTCGCGACGTTTTTTCCAGATGCGCATCTCTGCCTGAATTTCGGGCCATTTAGCACCAGGAATACATTTATGCTTAACCCACCCAATGGCATGCAACTTAAGCTCCGGATACATGGCGTTAACTTCTGGCATTTTCATCAACGCTTCAACGATATGTCCGTCGAATGTTGCCATGTCTTCCTGCAACAATTCCTGTGCGCTAATAACCATATCAACGGTGATGTTTTCACATGTGTCGAACTTAACCATGACAGCGTTCTGTACTTCAGGGGCCAGCTTGTCAAAAGTGACGTTCATCGGATCGGATTCAGTCTCAACCGGGACAAAAGAAGCAGACTCCTCATCCCAGCGGTTTTCCTGCATATATTCAGCATCCCAGGAATCGAGGGCAGGGCGGGGTATGCCGGGTTTATCCTCGCAGACAATAAATTTATAAGCGCAGTCCTGAGCAGCCGGATAATGTTCCAGGAATTGCCAGTGAAATTTTGCGCGGGCGCGACGTTCATCACCGGCTTCAATGGCAGTGGCTACAGCGACGGCACCTTCTTCCTTTATTGCCTGTTCGTCCGGAATGGCGGCGCAAATAAAGACTTTACTCATTTTGTTTTACCTCATTACAGATTTAAGGGTGAACAAATCCCTGCCATTGCTGGCATATAAGAATGAAATCGGATGTTTATTACGGAACTGTTTTAAAGACCTGCCGGGATTTCGTTATTATCCTGGTGAATAACTTTATCGACCGGGTAACAGTTACCGGGAATTTTCTGTTCGGTTGCTGCAGTCACACACTCCTGCATTGTCCTGTGAACACTGACTGCAATATCAACTGGCTCTCCGGAAACAAGAAAAACTGTCAGAACAAGTGCAAATGCTGTATTCATTGCCAGCATCCTTTTTGTATCGGACGTAAACGGGCCAACATTGAAAGAATGCATATTTTATTTAATAGCTCCCGTTCGTGTTTTCTCTTGTTAATGGCATCTTCAGTAAATACAGGGTTACTGATAGTGACACCAATTTCAAAACAACCTTCAGACGTATTAACGTTTGGTAATAACGTTTCCATTATCGCGTCCTCAACAATGAATTTTGTGATGCGGTGCCTGGTGCCTCCAGGTGACGTTAACCAGTTAACAATTAACGCCGGATACAGAGAATCCACCCATAACACTGTTTTTGGTTTTAACTGTTCCGCGTGCGCTCAGCCGCATTCACCGCATCACAAAATTCACTTTAAAAAGGGCGGCAGAGCAGTCACGGAGTAAAACTGATACCGCCAAACGTCACCAGAAAATTGATAACAGAGGGCGTTGCAGCGGGGTTATCACTTAAGCGTATGGTCAACCTGACAACCCGGTGTCCTCAACGGTGAAGGAATAACCCCGCCATACTTACCGCCGCGCCATTTCGCGGAGTGCCACAACCGGAAGCGCACGGTCGACGAAAATTTAACGACAGGCTATCTATGAACCAGCAACCTCGCCGTGCGCTTTCGCGTTATGCTCTGACTTTTCAGAGAAATATCCTTTCAGTAAACTGTCAGTGCCGGATGCTCACCCGTGTCCGGCGCACGCACTCCACCTCACCCGTGGAGAACTCCTTAATCACCAACCCTCAGGAGGGTGAAATGTCGACTGAAAATGATGAAATCATTAACTCCCTGATACGCCAGATTAATAATTTTGATAAAGCATTGCAGCATGCTGCGGCGCGTAGTGATATAACTCTTTTAGCAATTTCATTTCTTGCATCTGTTATGGATAAAAATGAAGTCGTACGACAGAGTCTTGTTGATTATATCGACTCGCTTCAACCTGGCACTTTCAATCATGAGAGCTTCAATCATGAGAAAGAGCATGTTAAGTCTGTAATTAATTCTCTTATTTTGAATCAAAAGAATTAATGCTTTTTGTTGAAAAGTAATTTTCAAGGGGTTCTATTCGAATTCCTTTCTTTTTCATTAACAAGCCAAGCCCCTTATCAATGATGTCCATTAGATCCAGGAAGTATTTTTCATGTAAATCCTGGTTATCAGAGAGCTGCTTCTCTTCGTACAGACCGATAAAGGCACGACGCACGTTACCGGATATAGTATCGATGGTTTCTTTTTCTACGGTACTCAGGTCAAGAGTCGCCAGTTGGGAACGAACTATATTCGCTGCCATTTCCTGGAATTGCATTGGTAAATCTTTAAATTCCATTATTAGCCTCGTTGGTTAGCTATTAACGTGGGTATGTAATCATTCTGGCAATGCTTAATGCCGCTGCTTTTTCCAGATTGGCGATACCCTGCTCCAGAGCGGACAGATTTTCAGCCTGCTTAGCCCTGGCTTCATTGGCCCATTTCAGATCCTGCGCTGCATTAATTTTCTGGCGCATCCACTCATAAAGTTCATCATCGGTATAGTCTGGCGCGATGATGACGGGTTCTCGTTTCTGCATACTGATTCCTCGCGGTGCTGCTTCGCTTATCAGCCGTTAGATTTTGCCGAGCTGGAAAGCGCCTGTTTAAACTCACTGAAGCTGAGAGCTTCTTCGCCTTCGGCAAGGCCTTCGAAGTATTCTTCGTAAGCCTTTTCCATGATTGTGTCGAAATCCATATCACTCACCTGAGTTTCTTTCCAGCCAGCGACGGGCACCATTTTCGGTTTTAAACGTTTTGCTTTTGGTATACGTCATCGCGGTGAATGTGCCGTCCTGGTTGGGAAACACGCCGTACACCAGAGATTCGTTGTTGCCAAGACCGATAGTATCCATGTTGACCTCATTTCCCCTTAACGCCGGAGTAGCGGAACTGTTTGCTGAGAACACCGTGCGGTGTCTTGATGAGTGAAATTTAGAATAACCTAAGGCATATGGTCAAGATTTTTATGTAGAAAAACCTAAGTTTTTTGGTGTAAAAAACACAAGTGTTTGAAAGTTTGTGCTTTTTATTACAGGGTGTGGAGAAAAAAGGGGTTATTTGTTTGCGCTTCTTTTGCGAGCTTTAAGTAGTTCTTCAAAAAGTTTGTTGAAATTTTCAACTCGAGCACGCATCTCTGACAACAGGGCCTTTTGCTCTGAGTCAGGCAGTGCGTCGAACAGTTGAAGTAACTCTTTTTGATCTTCTGTCAGAATGGCTGGCTGATTATTCGGGATCGGTTCGCCTGGTTGTTTATCTTCATCCCCAAAAAGAAGCCAAGTCGGTGAGCACTGAAGCGCTTGGCTCAGTGCGAATAATCTTTTCCCCGCCGGCTGTGTTTCATCTCTTTCCCATTGAGAAATTGTTACGTGAGCCACTTTGACCAGCTTACCTAATGCGGCCTGAGACAGTTTTAATTTTTTACGCCTATGTAAGAGGCGAGCACCGAAGGTTTCGTTTTTCATATTAGGGAATTCTAATTTTTCTTGACTTAGGTTTCTCTACGATCTAGTTTCCTTAGGAAAATCTAAGGAGATCGATATGTTGAAAATTGATGCTATAGCGTTTTTTGGCAGCAAAACAAAGCTTGCCAATGCCGCAGGAGTTAGGTTGGCAAGCATTGCTGCATGGGGGGAACTGGTTCCTGAAGGTCGCGCGATGCGCCTGCAAGAGGCATCCGGCGGGGAACTTCAGTACGACCCCAAAGTTTATGACGAATATCGTAAGGCAAAGCGGGCGGGGCGGTTGAACAATGAAAATCACCCCTGAACAGGTTTGTGAGGCTCTGGATGCCTGGGTATGCCGACCAGGAATGACACAGGAGCAGGCGACGATATTAATCACGGAAGCATTCTGGGCTCTGAAAGAACGCCCGAACATCGATGTTCAACGCGTCACGTTTGATGATGGCGCGGTTGATCAACGGGCGCTGGGCGTTAACCGGGTGAAGATATTCGAACGCTGGAAATCTATCGACACCAGGGATAAGCGGGAAAAATTCACGGCGCTGATTCCGGCAATTATGGCGGCTATCCGGATCAGTGATTTCAGGTTGTATCGTGAAATTACTGACGGAAAAAGCATTACGTACATGATCGCCGGGTTAAACAAAGAATATGGCGATGTGGTGGAGTCAGGGCTACTTTTTGCGGATCCAGCTGTTGTGGAACGTGAGACTGACGAACTTATAGAAAAAGCTATTGCTTTCAAGCGTGCGTATCGTCAGCAATACCAACATTACTTTGCAGATAAACAAATATCTGTCTGGGGTTCGTATGAGTATCGATGCGCTACGATGGGCTAAAAAGGTGAAAACCGGCAGTTCATCCAGTAAGTCAGTATTGACCTGGCTTGCTGATATGTGCGGTGCCGATTTGTGTGCATACCCGTCTGTATCTGCACTGGCAGAAGTAACGGAACTGAACAAAAAGACTGTGCAGGACAGCTTACGACACCTGATGGAGATTGGGTTAATTGTTGATACCGGTGAGAGAAAAGGCCGGACAAAACAAATTGTGGTGTACCGACTTATCGGTGTTGAAGAAAGTGTTACCGAGGATGAATACACCCAAAAACGGGAGTCTTTAAAGGTAGGTAAAATTGGTACTGTTAATAAAAACAGAACCGAAAACGGTTATGTTTCAGCACAAAACAGCCCCAAAAACGGAACTCTTTGCTGCATGGAAAATAACCAAAGACACCCAAATTTTCCATCAAAGACACCCAAAAACGGATCACGGAACCCAAAGGAACCCAAAGATTTAAACCCCACACATAACGCACGCGAGAGTGCTCCGACCAGTGAGCAGGAAGTTTTGTCGTTACAGGCAGTCCCCCCTGTATTCCTGGATGGCCTGAGCGAACCCATCGGAAAATTTCCGATGACCGATAACTGGTATCCGTCACGGGATTTTCGACGACGGGCTGCGTTGTGGGGGATGGCTTTGCCGGAGACAGAATTCACACCTGCTGAACTTGCCGCATTCCGGGACTACTGGGCAGCGGAGGGGAAAGTGTTTACGCAGGTTCAGTGGGAGCAGAAATTCGCCCGTCACGTAAATCACGTCAGGGCGCAGGTTAAACCAGTCAGCAAGGGGGTAAACCATGCAGCAGCACCAGGTGGAACCGCATCACGGGCAGTTCAGGAAATTCGGGCAGCACGTGAGCAGTGGGAACGTGAAAACGGATTTATCAGCGACGGAAACGACCTGGAAGCTGTGGGAGCTCATGGGGGAGGTTTATTCGAACCGCTGGACCCAGAAGAACGGGGCCGCACCTTCGAAGCTCTGGATTGCACAGATTGGCGCGATGACTGAGCAGCAAATCCGGCAGGTCTGCCGCCAGTGCATGGACTGCTGCCGGGCGGGTGAAACATGGCCTCCGGACCTGGCTGAGTTTGTGGCGCTGATTTCGGAAAGCGGGGCCAATCCATTTGGTCTGACGGTGGATGCTGTGATGGAGGAGTACCGCCGCTGGCGCAATGAGTCCTGGCGATACGACGGAAGTGATAAGTACCCGTGGTCTCAGCCTGTGCTGTATCACATTTGCCTCGAGATGCGTTCAAAGGGGATTGAACGCCAGATGACCGAAGGGGAGTTAAAACGGCTTGCAGAACGGCAGCTGACGAAATGGGCAAAGCATGTTAGCAACGGCCTGAGTGTTCCGCCTGTCCGGCGACAACTGGCAGCACCCAAACGTCCTGCGGGACCAACGCCAATTGAGTTGCTGAAACAGGAATATGAACGCCGGAAAGCGGCTGGGTTTGTCTGATTTGAGAAGTAATTTTTACCGGGAGGAAATTTATGGAGACTGTTTTTGACGCACTGAAAGCGATGGGAAAAGCCACGTCGGTAGAGCTGGCTGCGCGACTTGATATCAGTCGTGAAGAAGTGCTGAACGAGCTGTGGGAACTGAGAAAGGCTGGCTTCGTTGATAAAAGCGTATACACCTGGCGTGTGGCTTATAACAACGTTCAGCAGGAACAGCCAGCGCCGGCAGAACTGTCGGAAGAAACCACCACGGCAACAGTCGCTAAAATTTCGGAGTGCGATTTAACTGCGACGGTTGAACAACGCGGACCACAAACGGCTGATGAGCTGGCTACGTTGTTCGGTACAACATCACGCAAAGTGGCTTCAACGCTGGCAATGGCAATCAGCAAAGGTCGTCTGATTCGTGTAAACCAGAACGGTAAATTTCGTTACTGCATGCCGGGCGATAAGTTACCAGCAGAGCCGAAATCCGTGCCGGTAACGGAAAATGATGGTAAAGCCTTTCCTCAGCCAGCAGGTGTTGCGTTACCAGTACAGGAAGCTGCAACACAGGAAGATATTAAAACAGAAACTGTGGCTGATATTGTGCAATCGTTGCCATCGTTTACTGAAACGCGAGCGGATGACCTGGTTTTACCATCGCTGCATATGGCAAACCGCGAATTGCGTCGGGCGAAAAGTCATGTCCAGAAGTGGGAGCGAGTCTGCGCCGCGCTGCGGGAGCTGAACAAGCACCGAGATATGGTTGCCGGGATTTGTCGGAAGTCCGGGCAATGAGCGGATGGTGCAGGCCTGAAATTATGATACTAACAATGAAGGTAAAATGCATCGGCAGTCTGATTGGTCGTAGTGAGGCGGCGGTCAGGATGAAAGCCCGAGTTAAGGGAATAAGCCTGATTCTGCGGGGTAATTTTCACCAGTCAACAAAATATCCGTAGCGCGATAACGGTCAAAAATCATGGCGCTGACACTTTTGTGCCACTGGAGATGACTGTACCTAAGTTCAGGGGAGAAGAACACGTCCGGTGGGATGGTCGGGCCAGATTTAAAGGGCAGGTCATGGCTCCAGCCAGTACGCTGGCAATGGAGGCTGCCTGGCTGGAAATTGATATGGGAACCACGCCACTCAGGGATTTACTGCCGGTCCAGAGAATAAATTCCTGTTACGGTTACACCACTGTGATCTTGCAAGTGCAGGAAAGTAGGTCTACACGGTAACGCGAGTGCGTGTAACTTTTGATGTTATTTCCGTAGAAACACCGGACAAATTTTCGCTGGCAGGTCATGCTGAAGGTATAAATCTGCAGATTATGGACAATTACGGATATCCGGCAAGAGCCGGAAAAAGCATGCCGCCTCTAATTCTCAGTGGAAGATGGACTTGATTATACTCATTGCATTGTCAGAAATAGTTATCCATTAAAGGCTGGCTATTCCAAACAGGATGTTGATTACAAAAATGTAATCAACATGTAAGGTTTATACTCTTCAATATGCGTATAATTTTCCTTATTTTGTTAACTTTAAATAACAAGCTATGCACGAGGTAAAGTCGGATAAGTTTATCTGGATGTAATATATATTATTTGTAGTGTTTATAACTTTATTTCATGATAACCAATAAAAGGAGTTTTTTATGAGGAACATAATGGCAGGTTTTTTAATATTCCTGTCTTCTGCTGCTTATGCTGATATCAATCTGTATGGTCCTGGTGGCCCGCATACAGCCTTGCTTGATGCAGCCAAACTTTATGCCGAAAAAACAGGTATTATAGTGAACGTTCATTACGGCCCACAGAACAAATGGAATGAAGATGCCAAAAAAAATGCAGATATCTTGTTTGGCGCATCAGAACAATCTGCTCTGGCTATCATTCGGGACCATAAAGACAGCTTCAGTGAAAAAGATATTCAGCCTCTTTATCTGCGAAAAAGTATTTTACTGGTAAAGAAAGGTAATCCTAAAAATATCCGGAGTATTGACGACCTGACCAGACCCGGGATTGGCGTAATTGTTAATGATGGTGGTGGTACCAGTAATACATCAGGCACTGGCGTCTGGGAAGATATTGCCGGACGTAAAGGGAATATAGAAACTGTCGCCGCAATCCGAAAAAATATTATTTTATATGCGCCCAATAGCGGAACTGCACGTAAGGCTCTTGAGAATCAGCCTGAAGCAGATGTCTGGATAACCTGGGCTGACTGGGCAGCCAGTAATCCAGAAATTGGTGATGTCGTGGAAATAGCGCCAGACTACGTGATATGGCGTGATATGAACATTACAGTACGTCAGGATGCAAATGATGAAACCCGTCGATTTGCAGAATGGCTACAAACCGATGAAGCGGCGCCTGCATTCAAAAAATATGGCTGGACCAGGAAAGGCACTTGACATCCTCCACGTCCTTCAGAACGTGGATTCTTTTTCCGGATGCCGCGCCAGCGGCATGTAGGGGCAGCTCACAAAACGGAAAAAATTGTACGCTAAGCCTCGCCAGGTGAACTGAATTCATTCCGATATGGGAATTCCCATATCGGACGAAAACGGCTTGCTGTAACGGCAGAGTTAAGTAGAATTGCTGCGGGTGCTTGAGGCTATCTGCCTTGGGCATGAACACCAACGGCAGATAGATAAAAGCCCCACCCGACTATAAATCGAAGTGAGGCCCCTATATGCTCGTCACATATAGATTGCCTCTTACGGACCGAAAGGTCAAGGAGAAGCAGGCTATGAAGCAGCAAAAGGCGATGTTAATCGCCCTGATCGTCATCTGTTTAACCGTCATAGTGACGGCACTGGTAACGAGGAAAGACCTCTGCGAGGTACGAATCCGAACCGGCCAGACGGAGGTCGCTGTCTTCACAGCTTACGAACCTGAGGAGTAAGAGACCAGGCGGGGGAGAAATCCCTCGCCACCTCTGATGTGTCAGGCATCCTCAACGCACCCGCACTTAACCCGCTTCGGCGGGTTTTTGTTTTTATTTTCAACGCGTTTGAAGTTCCGGACGGCGCCGGAATAGAATCAAAAATACTTAAGTAGCGCGCAGGGAGAAGAGGGATGGACCCCGAACAGGGGAGTGCTATTTATCTGGAAGGATTCTGTTGATGAAAATCGAAGAATTACGTGAAATTTTTAGTGAAGATGGCCTCTATACTGTGCGCGTTGAGAATGGCGCTATTGTCAGCCACTGCCGTATTAAATGTTTACAGTCTCAACAAAGGAAGAGTGGAGCTGCGTTAATTCATTTTGTGGATGGGCTTGTGACGGGTGGTTTTATTCTGCGTGAAAATGAATTTGTCACATCATTGCCGTCTCTGAAAGAAGCTGAGCTTAAGGCTGGTTTTTCTGCTTTTGAAGATGAGTGAATTCATCTACAATTTAGCGCAGGGCTGAACCCCTGTTGAGTAACACTGTGCCACCGGAGAAAGCCGATGGCGCACGATACCAAATTACACAATTCTGATGATTCTGCCGTCTTTGCCAGCTGGCACGGGCGGCGCTCCCGCACTTTCAAATCTGACTGGTTCCAGCATGACCCATGCACTGAAGAACAGGCCGAATGGCTGATTCAGAACTACCGCAGACGTGGTTACGAGTTTCAGAAAGACCTCAGCCTTGACTCCCGACACTGGATAATCTCCGTCAGGCTTCCTTACTCCGAACGCCCACCGCGTTCATCCCGCACATACCAGCAACGGATCTGGAGGTAACGTGCGGGTATTACTTAGACCTGTTCTGGTGCCAGAACTCGGGCTGGTGGTCCTTAAGCCAGGCCGTGAATCCATGCAGGTATTTCATAACCTTCGAGTGCTGGTGGAGCCTGAACCGAAAAGGATGCGTAATCTGCCGTCCGGGGTCGTTCCTGCCGTTCTCCAGCCGCTGGCGGAGGATAAATCATTACTGCCATTTTTCAGCAATGAGCGTGTGATTCGTGCTGCTGGCGGCGCTGGTGCACTGTCTGACTGGCTGTTGCGTCATGTCAAATCCTGCCAGTGGCCTCATGGTGACTATCATCACAGTGAAATCGTCATACATCGTTATGGTACCGGCGCGATGGTGTTGTGCTGGCACTGCGACAACCAGTTGCGTGACCAGACCTCCGAATCACTCGAGCAACTTGCTCACCAAAACTTGTCAGCATGGGTGATTGACGTCATACGCCATGCAATGAATGGCACGCAGGAGCGGGAATTATCGCTGGCTGAATTATCCTGGTGGGCGGTCTGCAATCAAGTGGCGGACGCGCTTCCAGAGGCAGTATTACGTCGTTCTCTGGGGTTACGTGCGGAAAAAATCCGCTCGGTGTACCGCGAAAGCGACATCGTACCGGGAGAGCAGACCGCCACCAGCATACTGAAACAGCGCACAAAAAATCTTGCGCCGCTGCCTCACGCCCACCAGCAAAACCCGCCACAGGAAAAGACGGTGGTCAGCATTGCCGTTGATCCGGAGTCACCGGAATCTTTCATGAAACGACCTAAACGTCGCCGCTGGGTTAACGAGAAATACACGCGCTGGGTAAAGACACAGCCGTGTGCGTGTTGTGGTAAGCCAGCCGACGATCCCCATCACCTGATTGGTCATGGTCAGGGCGGAATGGGAACAAAATCCCACGATATTTTCACGCTACCGTTGTGCCGGGAACATCACAATGAACTTCATGCGGATCTGCTGGCGTTCGAAGAAAAGCATGGTTCCCAGGTTGATTTAATTTTTCGTTTTCTTGATCACGCCTTTGCAACCGGCGTGCTCGGGTAAAAGAGGTTACTGATGCGTATAGAGTTTGTTTTGCCTTACCCGCCGACGGTGAACACCTACTGGCGACGTCGTGGCAGCACATATTTTGTATCAAAATCCGGTGAGCGTTATCGCCGTGATGTGGCGCTCATTGTTCGCCAGAAGCGGTTGAAATTAAACCTGTCCGGAAGGCTGGCGATAAAGATTATTGCAGAGCCACCGGATAAGCGCCGTCGTGACCTGGACAATATCCTGAAAGCACCACTGGATGCGCTGACGCATGCCGGACTACTCATAGACGACGAGCAGTTTGATGAAATTAATATTGTGCGCGGTCTGCCTGTTCCTGGTGGTCGGTTGGGCGTGAAAATTTACGAAATAATGCATGACGGGCAGGTCAAAAAATGAAACTGGAAGATTTACCGAAATACTATTCCCCGAAATCGCCAGGCCTGACTGATGCATCCGCCTCGACATCAAAAGATGCACTGAGTATCACTGATGTGATGGCTGCACAGGGCATGACACAGAACCGGGCTGAGATGGGATTTTCTGCGTTCCTGGGGAAAATGGGCATTAGTATGAACGACAGGGTGCGGGCAACAGAATTACTGGCAGATTATGCATTAAGTCAGTGCGATCGCGTGGCGGCGTTAAGAAAACTTCCGGCAGAAATAAAACCGGCAGTGATGCGCATTATGGCTTCGTATGCTTTTGAGGATTATGCCCGCAGTGCAGCGAGTAAAAAGCAGTGTTCTTGTTGCCGTGGGGAAAAATTTATTGAAAGCGAAGTTTTTACAAACAAGGTTCAGTATCCGGATGGTAAGCCGCCAGTATGGGCAAAGTGCACAAAAGGCGTGTATCCGTCTTATTGGGAAGAATGGAAAAAAATCCGGGAGGTGGTGAAAGTTTCCTGTCCAGAATGTAAAGGGAAGGGAGAGATCTCCACTGCCTGTAAAGACTGCCGTGGGCGTGGTGTTGCCATTCATCGTGAAGAGTCAGAAAAACGGGGTATGCCTGTTATCAGGGACTGCCGGTGTTGTGGCGGTCGTGGCTATGAAAGACTGCCATCAACGGAGGCATTTAATGCCATATGCAAAGTGACGAGTGCTATCACGCTTGATACATGGAAAAAATCAGTGAAACGCTTTTACGATACGTTGGTGGTTCGGTTTGACATTGAAGAGGCATGGGCGGAGCGGCAGTTAAAGAGGGTAACGCGATAGTGTTGTTGATTTTTCCCGAATCTGTGGTAAATTCACCCTGATGATGGGCGTTTTATGCCTGACGTTAGAAGAATTTTTACAACCCGCCACCGAGCGGGTTTTTTATTGCCTGAAAAACGGCACAGGACGTTAAACGCGCTGGTGGTTGCGAATACCGGTCTTTCAACTTGCTGGCTTTTTCGACAAGAGTTATTGGTATGTCACGTTAACCAAAAGGGAAAAAAGACATGCTAAAACAGCAGGATATGACAGAAACCGCCAGAGTGGTGTTTAATGAATTAAGCGTTACCGACCCGGCGACAGTCGGGGAGATTGCGCAGAATACTTACCTTTCACGCGAACGCTGCCAGTTAATACTGACCCAGCTTGTTATGGCGGGTCTGGCAGATTATCAGTTCGGTTGTTACAGACGCCTTCAGCCCTGAAGGCTTTTTTATTTGTGGTAATGGGCGGCTGGTGGGTGTTAGCGGCACCTGCCAGCCATCTGCTCATGCGTTGGGGTCACAAGCAAACCTCAGGCCCATCTGCTTTGCGCAAAAGCAGAATGAGCCTATCAGAGAAGTGCTTATTGATCTATGACTAACACTGTAAAAATATCCAGCTGTGAGTTAATCAACGCTGATTGCCTGAAATTTATCCAGACCTTACCGGAAAACTCTGTCGATCTGATAGTCACAGACCCGCCATACTTTAAAGTGAAACCCGAAGGCTGGGATAACCAGTGGAAGGGGGACGCTGATTACCTGAAATGGCTGGACCAGTGCCTTGCGCAGTTCTGGCGGGTACTGAAGCCTGCCGGAAGTCTTTACCTGTTCTGTGGTCATCGTCTGGCATCTGATACCGAAATCATGATGCGTGAACGCTTTAATGTGCTGAACCACATTATCTGGGCGAAGCCGTCCGGACGCTGGAACGGATGCAACAAGGAAAGCCTGCGGGCGTATTTCCCGGCAACAGAACGCATTCTGTTTGCAGAACATTATCAGGGGCCATACCAGCCCAAAAATGACGGCTATGCGGCAAAGGGGCGCGAGCTAAAACAGCACGTCATGGCCCCGCTGATTTCTTACTTTCGTGATGCGCGTGAATCACTGGGAATAACGTCAAAACAGATAGCGGAAGCCACCGGAAAGAAAAACATGGTTTCGCACTGGTTTGGTATCAGTCAGTGGCAGTTGCCGAACGAAGGCGATTATCTGAAATTACAGGCGTTGTTTGCGCGTGTTGCAGCAGAAAAACATCAACGCTGTGAACTGGAAAAGCCACACCACCAGCTGGTCAGCACATACAGTGAACTGAACCGGCAGTATACGGAACTGCAGAGTGAATATAAGCATCTGCGGCGGTATTTCGGTGTGACGGTGCAGGTGCCGTACACCGATGTGTGGACGCATAAACCGATGCATTACTATCCCGGGAAACATCCGTGCGAAAAACCGGCAGAAATGTTGCAGCAGATAATCAGCGCAAGCAGTCGTCCGGGAGACCTGGTTGCAGATTTCTTCATGGGGTCGGGTTCGACAGTCAAAGCAGCGATGGCGCTGGGACGTCGTGCAACTGGTGTTGAACTGGAGACTGAACGTTTTGAGCAGACGGTTCGGGAAGTACAGGATTTAGTCAGCCAGAACGGATGATATTGAAGAATTAATTATGCACCGTTATTATTCTGCTCCCGGCCCTTTAGCTCAGTGGTGAGAGCGAGCGACTCATAATCGCCAGGTCGCTGGTTCAAATCCAGCAAGGGCCACCAACCGCCATTAGCTCATCGGGATAGAACGCCAGCCTTCGAAGCTGGTTTCGCGGGGTTCGAGTCTCCGATGGCGGTCCATTATCGGTATTCTGCGTTGTTAGCTCAGCCGGACAGAGCAATTGCCTTCTAAGCAATCGGTCACTGGTTCGAACCCAGTACAACGCACCACACTTATTTTCCCTCGCTCGCTTTTGCGGACCTTTTTTGTATCCGCACCACGCCCGGCGCATACCAACCACAGAGCCTTTCGGGGGGAGCTTATGGAGTGGTCAGTGTGACTTTCTCTGTGGGCAGATCGCTCCCGGGCGTTGGCTCACCCACCCAAAGGAACGTCACGATGTTTGGTATTTTTGGTAAAAAAAGCCCGCAGAGCGGCAACGGAAATTAAAAAGTTTGAAAAACGCGATCTGGCACAGGCGGTGATTAACGCCGCATACCTGGTGGCCTGTGCAGATGGTGAATGTGAGGCTTCCGAGAAAGCGAAGATCGAACAGGTACTGCGTAATCAGCCAGCGCTGTCCGCGTTTACGTCAGAAATTAATGCGATGAGCGCAACCATTATCGGTCAGCTGGATACGAACTTTAAAATTGGTCGTCGTGCGGCGTTACGTGAGATCGAGGATGTGAAACACGATACGCGTGAAGCGGAAGATGTGCTGGATGTGGCGGTGGCCATTGCGGAGGCAGACGGCGAAATTGAGCCGGAAGAGCGCAAGGTGCTGGAAGAGATTGCCGGTGTTCTGGGTCTTCGTCTGGAGAATCACCTGTGACGGTAAAACTGCGCCTGACTGTGGCTGCACTCCTGCTGTTTCTGGTGGTGATGGTGGATTTCACCAGCAGAATCATGTCGGTGCTGGCGGATGGGGTGCTGGTCTGCGGCATTGTGGTATTGCTGTGGCCGGTGATAAAAAGAAACAGCATAAATAATGCTTGATTTTTTTATTTACTGTTTATTAAAAACACTACTGCATGGTGAATCCCCCTGTGCGGAGGGGCGACTGGTGTAGGTAGCATTTATTATGTTATAGGCAAGCCGACGCGGGTTCAGTGACACCGGCTGAATTCACCGGGAGGCACCCGGCACCATGCGCTGCAACAAAAGTGTTATTTCTGTTTTTCTCAAACTATCATCGTTATCCCTTTATTTCCGGCTGCGCATGGCGCGGCCTTTTTTTTACGACCAGCCACTGGCAGATGGTCATCCTGCGATTTGATTCCGGTTCCGGCTTTTTAACTCTGTTCCTGTACACGGGAGAAATTCGATGTCGATTAATCGTTATGATATTGGTTACAAGAAGTACCACGTATGGTGTTGAGATAAAAAGCCTGGTGCCAGAGGTAAATGCAGCAGCATAATAAAAAAAGAGCCAGCGCAGAAGAGAACGGGTAAAAGAGTCTGCGCTGGCGTGGGGATATTCCCCGTGGAGAAATGATATGTAACACACATCGGGAACCTTTCTATATAAACATTATCATTATTGTCAATCATAACAGTCAGGTATTATGACGTTTATGCATCAGGGACATCAGGAATTAACTGGTGGCTTTTTATTGTTGTCAGCTTCCGGATAACGGGAGACGGGGTATGTACCAGATGGAAAAAATCACAACAGGTGTGTCATACACCACGTCAGCGGTGGGGACGGGATACTGGCTACTGCAGTTGCTGGACAAAGTCTCCCCATCCCAGTGGGTGGCAATAGGTGTATTGGGTAGCCTGGTGTTTGGCTTGCTGACGTACCTGACAAACCTTTATTTCAAAATTAAAGAAGACAGGCGTAAGGCTGCGAGAGGAGAGTAAGACAATGACTAAAAACTATGAACTGATTGTGAAAGGGACCCGCAATTTTGAGAATAAAGTTACGGTAATCTTAACGTTACAGGACAAAGAACGTTTTGCCGGTGAAATTTTTGATCTGAACATCAACCTTGAGCGACTTGAAGGAGCTGGTTTGGATTATTATGAAGTTACTGCGGTAAAACATGCCAAACAGTTCTTGAGAGATTTGGCTGAAAAAATATAAAGCGGCATTACTGCCGCTTAGAAATTATTCAATGTCTGGTAGCTTATCAAAGATTTCGGATACTCTTATATTTGTCATATAAGCAAATTGAGATTCTGCCAGCTCTTTGGGTGATTTTCCCGCTTTTTCTGAGCCAAAAATTGTTTCTAAAGCCAGCATGTTATATTTGAGAACCTCTTCTCGAGTTTTACCTGATAATTTTGCGGTAACAGCAATATAAAAAGGCAACACTTTATCCAGAAGGTCGTTGTGTTTTGTCAGTTGTGGTAATACCACATCAAGTTGCTTACTGATTGGTTTGAATGGATCTATACCGTTCATAGTTACATTCCCTTATCAGAGGTAATCAGCCATCCCGCCTTTATTACATACGCCAGTATCCACCACTGACGGGCTGAGTGCTTAACATATCTAGAGATTAGAAACTGATAAATCCTGATAAATATCCATGAATGCTAATATCAAATACGGCCTGTCAGCAGCCGTTCTGGCGCTGATTGCTGCAGGCGCGTCTGCTCCTCAAATACTCGACCAGTTTCTGGACGAAAAAGAAGGTAACCACACAGCGGCATACTGCGATGGTTCCGGCATATGGACCATCTGTCGGGGGGCCACGGTGGTGGATGGAAAACCCGTTTTTCCCGGTATGAAACTGTCGAAGGAAAAATGCGACCTGGTTAACGCCATTGAACGTGATAAGGCGCTGGCATGGGTGGAGCGCAATATTAAAGTACCACTGACTGAACCACAGAAAGCGGGTATCGCGTCATTTTGTCCCTATAACATTGGCCCCGGTAAGTGTTTCCCGTCGACGTTTTATAAGCGGCTGAATGCCGGTGATCGTAAGGGTGCATGCGAGGCGATTCGCTGGTGGATAAAAGATGGTGGGCGCGATTGCCGCATACGTTCAAATAACTGCTATGGACAGGTTATTCGTCGTGACCAGGAAAGCGCATTAGCCTGTTGGGGGATAGATCAGTGAGCAGAGTCGCCGCGATTATTTATGCTCTGGTTATTTGCATCATCGTCTGCCTGTCATGGGCAGTCAATTATTATCGTGATAACGCCATCGCCTACAAAGACCAGCTCGATAAAGCGAAGGAAAAACTCAGCAAGGCGAACGCCACCATTACTGACATGCAGCAGCGTCAGCGCGATGTTGCTGCACTGGATGAAAAATACTCAAGGGAGTTAGCTGATGCAAAAGCTGAAAATGATGCTCTGCGTGATGATATTGCCGCTGGTCGTCGTCGGTTGCGCATCAGAGCAGTCTGTCAGACCGGACGTGAAGCCACCGCCGCCCCCGGCGTGGGTAATGCAGCCGCCCCCCGACTGGCAGACACCGCTGAACGGGATTATTTCACCCTCAGAGAACGGCTGATGACAATGCAAAAGCAACTGGAAGGAGCACAGGAATATATCCGTACCCAGTGTATACCGTGATGTTTTGTTATGAAAAGTGTTACTGGTAACGTTAAGGTAATTTAACAAAAAGTCAGTTCCGGACTTTATAGTGTGCTCAGTTCATGGCCAAAAACGATTTCTGTGATAAATATTTTGAATATTATTTACAGGTAAATGGAGTGGGGCGCATGGATAGAAATATTACAATAGAGTATTAAGTATATGCCCGTATTGTATGGGCAGAGAAGGCAAAAACACGGTAATTCCGTGTGTTGCCATGATACCTGATTGACAGAATAGTTGTTTGGTTTTGAGTATATAGTCAGCGTTTTTTGTTCAGTAATCGCTCCCTCAAAAAATAATAAAATAAGGTGATTATTTTTGTTTATTATTTAGTTTTTTGTGTGTTGTTTTATTGTTTTTCTGTGATTTATTTTTTATTGTTATTTCATTAAGGGAAGGTAAATTCATGATGGCAGTCTGTAGATAATCGGAGGTCACTTATGCTACATGATCACGTGGCAGAATGTCTGGAGAAAAAAGGACTGTACCGGAGAGCAGCTGAACGATGGGCAAAAGTGATGGTACAGCTAAGTGATGACCAGAAAAGAAAAGTGGCAGCACAGAAACGAGCAGAGTGTTTGCGTAAGGCGCGCCGGACTTCGGTTTCACCGGTGAACCTGACCGAAATAAAACAAGCGGTCAACAGACTACATTCTGAGTTGGGAATGGGATTTGAAGAGCGGCGGGTATTCCGACGATATAAAGGGACAGGAGAACAGAATACGTCCGGAAACGCGCGGTCAAAAAAATGCTAAAAAATATCTGAGAGCGTTATTGCCTGTTACCATAAGAAAAAGCGACTTTAGTGGTCGCTTTTTGTGTCATATATAAGTCGTTTAAGTAAACCTGTCTGAACAGGTGCTCTGGTCGTGTTTGTCTTTGTTGGGTACAAATTGAGCATGTTTTTCATTAATTAATCTTCTTCTGCAGGCTTCAATAACCCACGCTGAAAAATTACCTGAACCTTTCTGATCAAGAGCGATGTTAATTTGTTCAATCATTTGGTTAGGAAAGCGGATGTTGCGGGTTGTTGTTCTGCGGGTTCTGTTCTTCGTTGACATGAGGTTGCCCCGTATTCAGTGTCGCTGATTTGTATTGTCTGAAGTTGTTTTTACGTTAAGTTGATGCAGATCAATTAATACGATACCTGCGTCATAATTGATTATTTGACGTGGTTTGATGGCGTAGATGCACGTTGTGACATGTAGATGATAATTATTATCATTTTGCGGGTCCTTTCCGGCGATCCGGCAGGCTACGGGGCGGCGACCTCGCGGGTTTTCGCTATTTATGAAAATTTTCCGGTTTAAGGCGTTTCCGTTCTTCTTCGTCATAACTTAATGTTTTTATTTAAAATACCCTCTGAAAAGAAAGGAAACGACAGGTGCTGAAAGCGAGCTTTTTGGCCTCTGTCGTTTCCTTTCTCTGTTTTTGTCCGTGGAATGAACAATGGAAGTCAACAAAAAGCAGCTGGCTGACATTTTCGGTGCGAGTATCCGTACCATTCAGAACTGGCAGGAACAGGGAATGCCCGTTCTGCGAGGCGGTGGCAAGGGTAATGAGGTGCTTTATGACTCTGCCGCCGTCATAAAATGGTATGCCGAAAGGGATGCTGAAATTGAGAACGAAAAG